GACAAGCCCCACTTCCGGCCCATCGGGCTGGGCGAGAAGGGAATGAAGAACCTATGGCGCTTGAGCGTGGACGGCTTCTATCCCCATCAATATTTCCGGTGCGGGCGGCCCTCGGATCGCTTCGAGAAGTGGGGTATCAAGCTCCAGCCGTGGAGGGACGATAACAAGGAGGGCAAGCATGTCCTCGTCGCCGGATCGAGCCAGAAATTCCATGACTTCCATCAGGTGCGCGGCCCTGTCCACAATTATTACCACGGCCTCCTGAGACGCCTGAAGGACGGCTGGACCGGGCCTACGGTGTATAGGGCCAAGCCCAGCTTCGCCGTCAGACACTCGGATAAGGTGCGGCCGATGATGGGGAAGGCGCTCTCCCGCATGTCAAACCCCCGAGATCGGATATGGAAGGAGTTGGAGAACTGCTGGGCTTTGGTCACCTGGGGGTCAAACGCCGCCCTCGACGCCCTGATTTCTGGCGTCCCCATCCTCACAGTCGGGGACAGCATCGCCAAGACCATGTCCAGGTGCGACGATCACAATGAGCTGACGTGGAGGATTTCCGATCCCTGGCATCCCAGTGACGCCGAGCGGCACCAGTTCTTCTGCGACATCGCCTACTGCCAGTTCACGCCGGACGAGATGAAGAACGGTTATGCTTGGGGGTTGATCCTCGAACAGACGCCCAAGGCGCTCCTGACATCTCCTGATTTCATTTCCTTGAGCGATAAGGACCGGAATCTTCAACAGTATAAGTTTCTCCATGCCAGGGGTAATTTCTTTAAGGGGCTGTCCACCTGTAGTTGGCGCACTGAGATTGGCGAGATGATCCAGCGCCACGCCGCCGAAACGCTCCTCGACTACGGATGCGGAAAGGGAGAACAGTACAAATCGAAGCGAGAACAAACCGGCTGGACTGGGTGGTTGTCGGGCATGCCGACGATGTATGATCCGGCAGTTCCTGAATTCGAGTTGCCTCCGCCAGAAGGTCAGCTATTCGATGGGGTTCTCTGTATTGACATGCTGGAGCATATTGAGGAGAAATATTTGGACGAGGTTATCGACCACGTCTTCTCCTATGCCCTCAAATTCGCCTTCTTCGCAGTTCATACCGGTCTGGCACGGAAGCATCTACCGGATGGTAGGAATTGTCATTTGACAATCAAGGATCGCGGTTGGTGGCGAAAGAAGATCAATGCCAGGAATTTCGAGGGGGTGGACGTGCGGGTTTGTTCTTCGATGGAAGGCGAGAAATGAGCGAAGAGAATAAAGCGAAGGACTGGTATGACATCGCCAACTGGTGCGGTAAGCCTATCAGCGTTCTCGATATCGGTTGTGGCTCGGGCCTTATACACAAACGCCTCGTTCCATCTCTGCGCCCTATTGAAGTTCACCTGATGGACGGTAACAGTAAGTGCCGTAGTCAGATGGGGTGGAACCCAGAGGGAACAAAGCCGTGGGAAAACGTAAACCACGCAGTCGGGAAAGTGAAGATGCTGGGGATGTGTAAAGCCATTGGCTACATGGCCAACCCGAGACTGACCATCCCAGCCGATCTGATTATCAGTCTCAAAAGTTGGGGGTTCCACTACCCGATACATACCTATATGAATTTGGCGAAGAGAAGCCTCAGACCGGGTGGTACGATCATCGTCGACTTGAGAAAGGGAGCCAACCAGATTGAGGAGATGGCACAGTCATTCCATTTGGTGGAGTTGAATGTGGGCCGGAGTCGGAAGTGTTTCCGATCAGTATGGGAGCATAAAGCATGAAGATTAGGATCATTGGGGGAGGTTGGTACGGGTGCCACATCGGGTTAACCCTCAAAGCTCTCGGCTACGACATCACCATCTTCGAGAAAAACGACAGCCTCTTCAGCGGGGCATCGTCCAACAACCAATCGCGGCTTCATCTGGGATTTCACTATCCTCGGTGCGCCAAGACGCGACAGGCATCCCTGATTGGTCACGAGCTTTTCCAAGAGGTTTATCCGTTACTCGTCACGCCGGTAAAATACAATATCTACGCCATCGCCGACACCAGCTTGATCGACTATCAGTCTTATCTCAGTGTTCTCCGCGACAGTGGGTCGCCGTTCTTTGAAATCAACCCCGCCGCCCATTACCTGACCAGCTTGGAGGGGGCGGTACAGTGTCCCGAAGGATTGATCCAGCAGGGTATGGCAAAGCGGATGTTCGAGGAAACATTGAAGGATAATGCGGAACTGAATACCAATGTCCAGCCGGTATTCGGCGACGAGTGGGACTGGACGATCGATTGCACATTCGGCGCCTTCGGGTCCGAAGGGATTGCTTTATACGAGCCGTGTATCATGCACCTCTACGATGGCCCCGAGATGGCGATCACAATCATGGATGGGCCATTCGCTTCCATCTACCCTTGGTGGGATGGTGGCGTTTCGCTGACGGCTGTCGAGTACACGCCGATAGTGAAGGCAGAGACGTATAAAGAGGCGGCGACCATTATCAAAGAGCAATCTCTTGAGGAGATTAAAGAGAACCAAACGGCGATGGAGAGTGTCATCAAAAGCTACGTCCCTTGGTTTAATGATAAATGGACATGGAAAGGGTACGTCACCTCGATCAGAGGAGTTCCGCCAAGCCGGGCCGACAGCCGCCAGTGCATCGTGCGGAACGAAGGACGGTTCATTCAAGTACAGCCGGGCAAGATCGACGCGATCTTTTCGGCGGCGATGAGAGTAAGGGAGATTATCGATGTACAATCTAAGTAGCCTGAAGGCCGTAATTCTCGGCCTGAGTTTCAAGGATATGAGGGACTTTACGTTTTCGATATTGAGCGCGTTTGAGGTTAGTGACCACAAGGAGGAGGACAAGGGTGACGAGATGTATATGATGCTGGCCGTCACCGAATGGGCCGAGAACTACGAGGGGGAACAAGGGCAAACGCCCGATATTACGCCCGATATTATGCCCGATATTCAAGAACCGCAGAAACCTGCAACACCTGAAACCCAAAAAGAAGTCCACCTCGATATACCTAAGAAAACTGATTTCATGATCTTGACGGCCAAAGTGCCAAACGACTTGGCCGAGGATTTCCAGAAGTTATTGATGGACAGTAAAGCTATCATGTACACCTGTGATTTTGTCGACAAGCGGGAAGTCATGAATGATAAATATTGGACGCTGTACGGTCGTAATTGTTGGGAGCAATTTTTTACATGATCGCTAATCCCATACTGGTCACCGGCATAAGAACAACTATCATTCAGGAATTGATCAAGCTCCTACCGGCGGATAGTGGCGCCGTCTGGTTTGATTATGAAAAGCCGATCATTGGCGACGCGCATCGTTATGTATTTGCGGCGGGGGTGCTTTATAACAAACCGCTATCCGAACAGACCGGCGATGAGATCGCTGAGAGCTTGTTTGTTAATATGGTGAACGTAATCACTGCTTGTGAGTATCTATTGGAACACGACCCCTACGCTCGCATTTGCGTTATAGGCTCCAAGGCGGGCGAAGCGGGTAGCTACGACCAGACCTACGCCGCCGCCAAGGCCGGAATCCACAATTACGTCAGGAACGCCAGGATCATACAAGACCAGCAGATTGTTTGTATCGCGCCGACGATTATCATGGATAGTGGCATGACCCGACGTCGGAATAACGAAGGGATTAAGGCTCTGGAGATGCGGCGCAAGAAACACCCTAAGAAGCGATATCTGCAAGCCATAGAAGTAGCCCGACTCATCTATTTTTTGCTATACATCGATCAGGGTTTCATCACCAATACTGTAATCAAAATGAAAGGAGGTCCAGGCTGGTGGTAACAATCATTACAGGATGGTCGCCAGACGGCTGGACCCGGTATGCTCAACGCTTCATGGCAAGCGTCAAGGAAAATTGGCGCGACAAGAACGTCAAATGGATTGCCTATGTCGAGGAGGAGCGCCCCGAGCTTGACTGGGTCGAGCAAATTAATATCTTCCAGCTTACGGACCTCCAGCAATTCCTCGATGCATATAAAAACGATTACTATGCTACTGGTGCAGTCCAAAAACCGGGGTTCGTCTGGAAAGCCAAGCTTGCCAATGCCGGTTATAACTTCCGTTACGACGCAGTAAAGTTCGCCCGCATTCCGTTCTATGTCCGCCACGCCGCCCAGAAGATGGGCCACGGCACCTTGGTATGGCACGATGCCGACTGCATTATCTTCAAGAAAGTACCGGATGGGTTCGTCGAGAGCTTGTTTCCAAAGAAGGCGTGTTGTGTTTATTTAGGCCGTGTCGGTGGCTACCACTCGGAATGCGGGTTTGTCGGGTTCAAACTCCCCGAGGCCAAGCGGCTGACAGAAGACTGGGCTAAGATGTACCAGAACGATCTAGTCTTCACTCTGCGCGAATGGCACAACAGTTTCGTCTTCGACCACGTCCGTCAAATTCTTGAAAAAACTGGAATGAATTGTTATAACATGACGCCCAAGGGTAAGCGGCATTGTTGGGTCGGCTCTCCTCTCGGCGGTTACATCGACCACCTCAAGGGTGATAAGCGCAAGGACAAGGGCTACAGCCCAGAGCGGCACACCCCAGAGAAACCCCGCAAATCTGAAATTATCAGACCCAATCCAACCCTCAGAATTGGAGATCGCAACAAATGATCCCCATTTATATCGGTTATGACATAAGAGAGCATGATGCTTACTGCGTGGCCCGACATACAATTCTCAAACACACCCCTAATGCAAGCGTCACTCCACTTGTCCAAGACGATCTGCGTCACATGGGATTGTACCGGCGATCATCTTATATTGACCCCGCTGGGGTCATTCGAGACAGCGAAGACGACAAACCCTTCTCCACCGCCTTCACCTTCACGCGGTTTCTTGTCCCGTTCCTGATGGCCCGCCACGGGTGGGCGGTCTACATGGACTGTGACATGATAATCCGGCACGATCTCAACGAGCTTTGGGGGTTTCGTGACGACAAGTACGCCCTGATGTGCGTCAAGCATATGCAAAAGATCGCCAAGGGTGAGACGAAGATGATGGGAGACGCCCAGGAGCCATATAATAGAAAGAACTGGTCGTCCATGATGATGATAAATTGCAGTCATAAGGAGCATCGCAATCTATCTTTAGACGACGTCAACACTAAACCTGGACGCTGGCTCCACGGGTTTAACTGGATCGGTGGAAACCCGCCGGAGACGTACATCGGAGAGCTTCCAGTTCATTGGAATTGGTTGGAGGGATACTCGTCCAAATATCTGGACCCTGCGATCGTTCACCTGACCAGAGGTGGTCCGTGGCTAAAGGACTGGCAAGAAGTTGCGTTTGCCGACGAATGGAGGCAAAATAACGACGAGATTTCAGAAGCTGATAGGGAGAGGTTATAAGCCAATGGTAATGAGATATCAGGACTTGCACGTTAATGGTGTCGATTTTGCTTACATGACTAACAACACGATCGAGGAAGTAGAATCGCCCGGCTATTTCGACCACGTCCACGACAGGCTTCGCCGCCTGGACTACATTAGGATAACGGCGGATATCCGGTCAGACACACCGGCACTGGCGTGGTTTCGAGTCCACAGTATTGAAGGCAATAAGGTCACGATGACACGGATTGGTAGATGGGACGTCTCAAAGCCCCAGCCCAAGGACAGGGAACCATCCGATCCCGATCGTCGAGCCGAAATCGTTATCAGCGGCATGCGTCGCTTCATGGAGAAGTACCCCGATCAGAGTAACCGGGATTTCTACACTCAACATGGGCTACCCGACGCGCGCCTTCTCCAACCTTTCACCGGCTTCACTTGTTCGTCGGATGATCGGGACTTAGCTTGGAGTATCATCCAATCGGATGTGAAACAGGAGCGTATGACGGCGTAGCCATTAAGGATACTTTATGGCTTCTGAAACCGGGATCATCAACTCCGCTTTACGCAAGCTCGGAGCAACCAGGATCGTCAACCGCACCGATGGCTCGGTGAGCGCCAATATCGCGGACGACCTTTTCAACGACGTTCGCGACCGTATGCTTCGCTCCGGTAAATGGAACTTCGCCATCACCCGAGCGCAACTGGCGCGAAGCGGTACCAGCGACATCAGCATCTTCAATTATATTTACGCTCGACCTGCCGATTGGCTAAAAGGTCTTGCCGCCTGGGATAACGATCAGTCTCGGGGAGTTGTCGATTTCCTGTTGGAGAACGAAGGCTACCACACCAGCGCCGAAGAATTTTACATCCGATATATCAAAGTCGTCACCGATGCCAATGTCATGACTGTCGACTTTCGCGAGGCGCTGGCATGGGAACTTGCCAAGCAGATGTCGACCCCGATCAAGACCGGGAAGGCGATTAGGGACCGTCTGGAAAAAGACAGTGAAGGTTCCCTATCCCACGCTAAGTCGATGGACGCCCAAGAAGACCTACCTGAGCAACAACCCGAAGGTTTTTGGGTCGATGATAGGGCGCGTTAATGACGACCCTCAACCCCTACCAGCCTCAATTCAATGCGGGTGAACTGAGCGCGCGCATGCTAGGGCGCGCCGACTTCAACAAATATCAGAATGCTGTTGAAGAGATGCTGAACTTTATCCCACTTGCCGAGGGCGGCGCCATGCGCCGACCGGGGTCCAGATTCGTGGCCGAGGTCAAGGACAGTTCAGTAAAGACGCGGTTGAAACGGTTCGAGTTTAGCACTAAACAAGCGTACATCCTTGAATTCGGCAATGGCTATGTCCGGTTTTTCAGGAATCAGGGGCAGATCGTGGCCGAGGATATCGGCACCCAGGTTCAAAACGGTGACTTCACCAACGACATCAGCGCCTGGAGCGACCAGTCGGATGCCTCGTCTTCCATAAGCCACAATTCTACCGACAATCGCCTGACGCTCAACGGCACCTCTGATTCCGACAATGCCGTCGCCGAGCAACAAGTCGTCGTTCCAACCGCTGACATCAACAAAGAACACATCCTCAAGTTCCGATTTGTCGGTAACCCCCAGGATAACATGAGTCTCCGTATCGGCACGGCGACCCAATTGGCCGATATCGTCGATAACGTCGAATTCCAGCCGGGCTATCACTGTCACCCATTCGTTCCCGGTGGCAACTTCTTCCTCCAGTTTAGAGTGCATGAAAACCAGACGATCGATATTGACGATGTATCGATTATCCAGAACGCGGCCCTGGAGATAGGTTCGCCATATTCGACGGCGGACCTATTTCAAATCGAGGGTCCGCAATCAGCCGACATTCTCTACCTGTTCCACGGCGCCTATCGGAGTTACAAGCTCCTTCGCGGGGGTAATACCAAATGGAGTTTGGTCGAGGTCAATTGGTCGAATGGCCCGTGGCAAAACAGTAATACCAATACCGCTCTGTCGCTAAAACCGGCGGCGACAACTGGCGTAGATATTGGCATAATAGCTTCCGGGTTCTCGCCGTTTGACGCCGAAAGTGTTGGTCAGCTTGTCCGCATCAATAACAAAGCAACCGGCACAGATTATGGCTACGGGCGCATCGTCTCGGTGGAGAGCGACCAAAACGCCACTATCGATATTATCAGGGATTTCCAGACCACCAACGCGACTGAGGACTATGCATTCGGTGATTGGTCCGATATTCGCGGTTGGCCCCAGTCCGGCGCGTTCTTTGAACAACGACTCCTGGTGGCGGCGACTAATACACAGCCCCAGACGAAGTGGTACAGCCAGACCGGCGACTTCGAGAACCACACCCCTGACGACAATAAAGGGGTGGTTGGTGATAGTGATGCGCTCGACTATACCATCTCTGCCGATGATGTGAATGCCATCCAATGGCTATCGCCCGGCCTCCAACTGGTCGTCGGCACGACTGGTGGTGAATGGATACCGACATCAAACGGCGCCGTGATCACGCCGACAGATATCGACGTCAAGCGGCACACTAAGCATGGGTCTGCCAAGGTACAGCCGATCCGTATCGGCCACGTCGTTCTGTTTCTCCAAAAAGCTCTGCGTAAGGTCCGCGAGTTCGCGTTTCACTTTGAAGTTGATGGTAACCGTGCCTTCGACATGACGCGCCTCGCCCGTGACGTGACACGGAGTGGTGTTACCGAGATGGATTTCGCCCAGGAACCCAATAGCTTGCTTTGGAATGTTCGGAACGATGGTGTCGTGGCTACCTTGACTTACCTCAGAGATGAAGATGTAGTCGGCTGGTCGCGGCAGATACTCGGCGGATCGTTCGGTACCGGTGACGCCGAGGTTGAGAGCGTCGCCGTAATCCCCGGCAACGATACTACCGGGTCCATCGGACGCGACGAGGTGTGGTTGATTGTCAAGCGCACGATCAACGGCGCGACCAAGCGATACGTCGAGTTTATCGAAGCGGATTTCGAGGTGGGCGATACTCAGGCGGACGCCTTCTACGTCGATAGCGGGCTGTCATATTCGGGGTCGGCCACTACCGCGATTGTCGGGTTAGCGCATCTAGCCGGTGAGACGGTTGCGGTTTGGGGGGATGGCGCGGTTCAGCCTAGCGTCGTTGTCAACCCCGAGGGCGAGCTTAAACTCCAGCAAGCTGTGTCGACGGCGATAATCGGGCTTCCATTCACCAGCCGTATTAAAACATTGAAGCTCGAAGGTGGCGGCTCGGCTGGTACGATAATCGGCAAGCAAAAAAAGATTTTTGCGACGACGATGATCTTACTGAACGCACATACCGCTAAAATTGGTCCTGACACGGCTAATTTGATAGAGTTCGATTTTAGAGAGGTTAGCGACCCAATGGACGCGGGAACACCACTTTTCACAGGGGAATTTTTCAGGGAGTTTGAAGGCGACTTTACGAGCGATGCTCGGTTTATCATCGAGACGAGCGCGCCCGCGCCGTTCACGTTGTTGGGCCTCGCACCAGAGGTCGAGCTTCATGATCAAACATGACAAATGTACAGATAGTGGATTTTCAGCCGTGGCATGCAGACATGATGGATTTGAGAGGGGAGTTCCGCAACGCGGAATTCTCCGGTCGCGCTATGATGGCGTTATCGGGCGGTCCATGCATCACAATATTCGTAGACGACGTGCCAATCGCATCAATCGGGATCACGGTGGTTTGCCGGGGAACAGCGGAGATTTGGGTGTTGGCTTGTACCAACATCAAGAAATACAGAAAGACGCTATGCAAAACCGGCAAGTGGGCGTTGACGGAAGCGAGAAAACGATATGGGATCAAAAGATTTTCGGCATCCATCGACAAGGACAAGGTTGTTCAGCGTCGGTGGGCAGAGTTTATGGGCATGCACGTCGAGAGCGTGATGCCCAGGTTCGGGCCGGATGGAGAGACGTTCATCCGGTACGTCCTGTTCATGGAGTAGCCCGATGACGGGTCTTGAAGTAGCACTATTTGGGGCGAAAGCGATTACGGTTGGTGGTGCGGCGGGTGCGGCAGGTATTACCACAGCCACCGCGCTCACACTCGCCCCGGCTACCGCTGGGCTGATCGGCTTCGGCGGTACGGCGTTCGCGTCGGGCGCCACGCTTGGGTTTGGAGCGTTGGGAACAGCCTTCCAGGTCGGCGCCGGGCTGTTCAGTGCGGTATCATCCGTCCAACAAGGTGGATTTCAAGCCGGGATTGCCCGCAACCAAGCCATCGAACGCCAGCAATTAGCCACTCAGAAAAGACAGATCGCCGCCGTCAACGCCAGGAGCCAAGAACGCGCCAATGTGCAAGCATTCAAGACCAGAAGGGCGCTCTTGGGCGGATCGAACGTCGAGCTTAACAGCGGTACTCCGCTCCTGGTATCTGTCGATATCGCCGGGCGGTTCAAGGAAGAGGAGGAGAAAATCCGCTTCCAAGGCAGACAGGACGCTCTGGCCGAAGAAAGCCGCGCTCGGATATATGCCGCTCAGGTGGGGTCGTATAAACGTGCCGGGTACGATCGCGCTGGCGCCGCGTTGCTTGCTACAGGTGCAAAGGTGTTTGCATAATGGCTAAAGTAAAAGGTTCAGCGGACATCGCATCAGCGCGAATAACCGGACAAGTCGCCACCGCCCCCAGCCCCGATATATTCAAGGAAGAGTTCGCCGCTCGTAAAGAATTAACGAAATCGGGGGCGGCGGTCGGCGCGCTCCTGGTAGCTTCAGATGACCTCCAACAAGGAATGTCGGCGGCGCGTGACGCCAAGAAAACGCTACAAGATTTCAACGCCAAGATGGAGGCCGACACCACCATCAAAGGCAGTGACTACAGCAGACTGTTCGACGCCGAAGTCGAGCGGGTAACCGCGCTTGCCCAGAGCGGCTTGGAGGCCGGAGGCTTCGAGCGGTTCACCAAGCTGTTCGATACCAGCGGCATGCGTCAGACGGTTATCAACTCCGGCACCATCAAGGTGGCGAAGGACGGCGTGGCGGTATTCAACGGCTCGATGACCGAGGCTACGGAAATTCTTTCAAATCCCGATACCTATCTCACAGACCCGACTAAAATTCAGACTACGCTTTTGGACATGTCGGCGATCGCCCAGACGACGATTGATGGTGGATTCGCCACCAAAGCCGATGTCGATAAAAAATTAAGGATCGCCAAGAACGAAGGACTGGCTCTCGCTATATCAGACACGATAAACGCCTCTCTCGACCCCGAACTCGCCCGCGACAAGTTCAACAAAACAGGCAAGACCGGCAACTCGGGGATAGATAGTATTCTCAAACAATTGCCCAAAAAGGACATCGAGGCTATCGAGGCCCAGGTGTCGGGGTTCACGCGGGAAGAACGAGAAGCCCAGGTACGGGCAGAGGAACGGGATAAAGTTATCGCCATTTCACAGGCGGCGGTGCTTCGCACCTCTGTTCAGGACAATATATCCGACCCCCGGATATCGGCAGACCCCGTAGCGCGGGCGATGCACATAGACCTCATGAAGGCGAAGCATGTGAAGCTGATCGGTAAGCGAGAGATGACCCCCGCCGACGCGGCGGCAAAAGAGAAGGCGGTGATCCTAGAGGGAACCGGCGAAGCCATCATGCGCCACATCGCAAGCAAGGGGAAAGGCGCTCATGAGGCATTGACCCGTCTGGTTCTCGAAAGCGACGCCAGTGACCCCCAGTTGAGCCATCTCTACAACAGTAGGATATTCGCCAACGCCAAAGATAGAGCCGAGTTGATCCGTAACATAGCCGCTGTCATCGGACAGCCTGATACCGCTCGACTAGGTGAAACCAAAGACGCTCTTCTTAATCACTTCGCCAGCGTGAAAGACCCCCAGGCGGCGGCGGATTTTTTCGTCAAAACAGGCAGAACAGGTGACGACACACTCGACGCCAAGGTGACATCCTTGCGTCCCGACGAGCGAAGAGAACTTGTGAACATCGTTGGCGATGGGGTGTCGGAACTGCTCGCGCTACGAAAAAGAAAGAAATTGGAAAATCATGCTGAAGCCTTATCTGACGTTGAAGAGTTCGCCTCTGATATGACCGAAGAATACGTTAAAGTTCAGCCGCCGATACTAGAAGGTCAAACCTCTAAGGTTCAGATCGCCACGGACGCCGAGAGAACCGCCGAGCTATTTGCTGATATCAAAGGGCAGTATGATGCCCTGGTGGATGTGGAGGTCGGGTATACCCAGAAAGACGCCGATAAGGCGTTCAAGGAGTTTAAGAAGAACTACACTCAGGACGCCATCGCGGAACATTTCAACGATCTTTCGCCGCGTGAACTAAAAGCCCGCATGGAAGACTTCTATCTCAAGGGTGTTACCGGCGACACGACACTCAACGATCTGTTTTCAAAACTGGACCCCGACGCCCGGCGGGACACCTTGGCCGAGGTAGAACAGCCGGTCGCGAAGAGAAGATCCATAGGCGAAACGCGGCTGGATGAAAATATTAACAGCCTCGGCCTTACGGTGACCCTGAACAATGTCGGAGAGAAGACAGCCGAAGCTAGGAAAATGTTGGAAGCCGCCACCAATAACGTGGCAAAGCAGAATTCCGAATTGATAAAGTTCAAGGAAGCGGCAGGGGAGCGTATTATCAATGAGATGTCGGATTCCGGGCTTTACAAGCCCGCCTTGAACAAACTTCTCAATAGGAAAACGCCGCTTTATAACATGTTCACCTCGAAGAAGCGGAACGCGTTGAAAAAACAGCTTCGCGAGAGCATCGGGAACCAAGCGAATGAAACCCGTATCAACGCCATGGTCTCCCAGGTGCGGCAAATATTCGATCTGTCGGCGAGGATCAACGACCCCGAGAATCCGCTGACGTTCGAGGAACTCGCCGCCGCCGAGGCATCGGCCAAGGCGCAAGGTGCAGACGAGACGTATCTTAACAATTTTCCTAGTCTCAAGAAGCAACTATTGGAACGGTTCCGTATGGCCGAGAGCGATCTACGCGATGATGATGCGCCTGTTGAAATTCTCCGGCGGCTTCGCCTGATGGGTTCGGTAAAGCAAAGACAAACAGGTGAAGTGGCGGAGTTCAAGCTTGAAGGTGGTAAAGGTAGGACAGGTACGGACACGACCGTAACCGAACTTCGCCGTCTCCAGTCCGATGTTAACAAGATGCGCGCAGAGGGTAAGATCACTGCCGCGTTCTATAAATCGGTTACCGAACAGATCATGGAAAACCGCCTCCTCCAAGTGGAGCGAGAACGTGACGGTATGGGCGATCCCGACATCATCCAAGGCGAACCATACTTCGAGCTATATACCCAGATTGACAATATGATCAGCCACAACGGTGGCGGCACCGGAAAAGAGAACAACCCACTTCGCGCCCAGATGTATGATGTCGGTTCCGTCTTGATGGACAAGCTCCTGGCGCGTGGCATCTCCGTCAAGGAGGGGGCTACCGCAAGACAGATAGAACAAGAAAGAGACGTCGTCCGCTCCGCCGTCATCAAGCAGATCAACTCAGCTTACGTCCATGAAATAACCGGCGGTAATAATGTTCTCGTTAAAGCGGCCCAGAACGCCAATGCCCTACGCTTCACCAACGGGCGGGTTATCAAGTTGCTGGACGCTTCCGTTGCCGGTGTCGAGGCG